AAGTAAGATTTTCTTGAAGGCACTACGATGTTCATCATCGTCAGACATAGCTCCTGCCTGTCTTGCACATGCCTCATTGAATGACTCATTAGGTAGTCGATACTTCTGTGCATGTAAGTCATCACATGCTTGTATCTGTGGTCCGTAGCTGTTGTGTCCTATATTACTCATTGTTATTTCCAATTCCATCCATATCTTTTTTAAACTGTACTAACACTTGGTGTACTAAACTATTGTAAGGGTACTTATTTATTAACTCTTGTAACTTAACACTTGTAGTAATTAACTTATATTCTAAAGCTTTTAAGTTACTTGTACTCATGTTGGTATCTCTTTCATTAAATGAATTACATCCATCCAGTACAAAGGAGGAATAGACATCTCATGTCCTCCTCCCCATACCCACTTATTGTATTCGTAGTACACTGTGGCTACATTCCCTGCACCTACATAAGCCAGTACAGTACGTGCATTTTGAGGTGGGGTATCTCCCGGCATCCATAAAGTCATGTGATCAAGTCTTCAAGATCAGGAGCTTTATAGTTCGGTCCTTTAGTGACCTTCCCGTAGCTATTGAGTACCGGATTACCTTCATCGTCAAGCTTAGACATATTACTACTATGCACCCTGTTGAAAGCAGGAGTAAAACTCCCAGCAATGGCGCTGAAACTAATAATAGTCCCTGATAAAACATATTGTAAGTCACAAAGTTCCTTCAGTAGGTCAGCCCACTGCCCCCTTTCAATCGGTTTACCGTGTGTTAAAGTCATTTCAATCTTGTTAAGCTCGTCACATACTTCTTTACATTCTTCTATTAATAGTTTCTCACGTAGCTGTACAAGACTAGCACGTGGTTGGACACCTACGTCAGTCTTTGTAGCCTTGTGAAACTCTGCAACTTTATCTTCTCTTGTGATCGTCTTCATTGTGTATACCATTCTAATGTATCTTTGTAATGTTATCAAAAGGATGTTTAGTTTTAACCTCAGTTAAATAACAACTATCTAATAGTAGCTTAGCTGCTTCAGTAAGAAAGTAATGTTGTTCAGAAGTATTCTCNTCATCCATCTCTAAAACTAGTAAGCGTAGCTGTTCCATACGTCCTACTAGTATATCAGGTGGATANAATGTTGCCATTGGATCATCTTCAAAGTTGTCCATCAGTTGTCCTCTTCTATGTCTTCATTAAAAAGGTAACTCAACTCATCAAACAATNTAATATTATTATACACTGTATCTANAACNATGTCAAGCAACTCTTCTGTACTCATGTCAATTCGTTCAACAATNTCAGCTGCTGTGTACTTGTCTATCATTAACATACGTAACTCTTCTATATCTATCACATTATTTCTTCTTACCTCCGTACTCTTTCTTGATAGCTTTGATAGATACAAACTGTGGATCGTAGCACCCATCTTCAACGTGTCTCTTGATAACAACACCAGACCACCACAACCCTTCACTCTGAGCGTTGTTCCAGCCTGACTCATAGTCTTGGTAGACTCCACATACTAAGCCCATGATGCGTTCATTAGCTGCATTGGTATCAGTAGCAAAGTCTAAGGTGTGTGTATGTCCTGCTGTGGTAGACATATGTTGTTTACTTAACAAAGACTTAGCAGGATTTTCTCCACCTACAGGACGGCCCATAACACCGCTTGTAAAGAAATGACTATAAGCAATCCGGTCAACCACCACAGCTTTAAGGAACTCATGTACCTCCCATCCATATTTAGTGTATCCCAAGTCAGCCACACTAATAGTACCATCAAGGATAGGGTCGCTACTAACAGCTCTATTAATTCTATTCTCATGGTTACCCTCACACATTACAAAGCGAGGCTTCTTCTTTTAGCCTTCTTGATAGGTTCAAACATACGCTCTTGTGCATCCAGTACAGAGTCAACATCTTTCTTGTACCGTCTACCTTCAAAGCCTTTAGTGCCTCTGTCGTAGGTACTAAGGCTAGGCATGTCAGCCATGTCACCTATGTTCACTACAACGTCAGGCTTAACGTCCATGATCAACTTACCTAGCCACTCAAATCTGTCATTGTTGTGGTCAGGGTGTGCGTGTGAGTCAGGGATAATCAGGTGTGTCTTACTCATCTATCCATCCTTTCGGGATCAGTTTATCTGCATACTGGAAGCCATGATTAGTACACCAGTCAGCGTACCTAGTCTTACTTCCCTTATACAATTTAGTCTTAGAGTTAGTGAAGACGAAACGTATATCGTAGTGAGGCTGTTGCTCTCTTACTAGTATATGCTTCTTACGATCTTCACTATCAAAGATACCTTTAGTCTCAATGATAATACCATTGGGCAGCACGAAGTCAGGTGTGTACGTATGGTACGACTCAGGTTTGGTATACTTAATCTTTACACTCTCATACTTAAAAGCTACTTTAAGTTGAGTTAGGTACTCAGCTACTTTCTTTTCTAAGCCACTACGATACGTACCTATAGCCCTTCTACGTCCTGTCCATTTAGCCATGTTACTCTATTATCTCCTGTACCTTAGGTTCTTTCTGTACCTCAGTTAACCACATTGGTCCATTACTGTACAAGAACAAACGCAAACCGTCACCATTGTTAGCGTCATCCCAACACGTAACCTTGTGTGGGCAATAGGAACAGTTAACACCAAGCTTCATGTTACCTGACTTGCCCTCAGGCACAGCCTTGTGGCAACGTGGAGGTGGTGTATCTTTAGCTACTGCTTTCTTCATGTGATTGATACGTTCAACAGGATCAATACGATCTTCCTTAAGTACTGGCATATAGCACAGCTTACCTAAGACTTTATCCATGACAAGGAAGCCAGCTTCTTCACTGTTCTCCGCATGTGCATACGCACTAATCTGGGCCATGTACCCGAAGGCATCATTGTCTTTAAGAGTTCCTTCTTTAAATTTCTTAAAGCTAAATGCAGACGCACTCTTAATGTCAACCATAGCACCGTCGATCTTACAATCAATGTGACCTTTAATACCTCCAATCTGTACTTCAGCTTGTTCAAGTGTAACCTCATGCCCTGCCTCCTTAACAAGGTAGATTAATAAAGCTTCTATGATGTCACCAAATAGAAACTTAAGTCGTGTGTCAGGTGTTAACTTCTCTTGTGTATCGTTACCATTAACATCATACCATACTTGTCTGTCACCTTTACCTATGTTAGACATACGTAAATAGTTATCACGATTACGATTAGAAGGACTCAACTGTTTAAGTATAGCGTCCCGCATGTCCCATAAGAAAGAGTCAAGAGTATCAGGGTTAGGAACTACACCCTTATCCATAACTTCATAGATGTCCTTAACTACAGTGTCTATAGACTTACTCATCTTATGTTACCTTTCAATAAAGTATGTAGCACTACCACCTCTTCGCTACACCCAAGGACAATTACGTGGTCCGTTACTACCTTGGCCCAGTTAACAATTACTTACTCGTCTACAAACTCATCCATATCAAAGGGTGCATTGCTTGCTGAGGTATCCTCATCGTCACCGTCGATGTTTCCACCACCATCATCATCGTCTTTAGAGTAGGTGGTTACCTCAGTAACAACAATCTTATTAAGTCCTACACCCATACCGTACTTAGCCACGTTCTGATGGTTGTAAGGTTGGATGGTAGCTTGTACTCTACTACCGTTACCTATTGCTGGTATCTCTACAGGGTCTACACCACTGTCAAAGGATACTTTGATAGGGAACTTAGACTTACCAACGATAAACTTTTCCTTGTTAGCGTAGTCTTTGTTTGCATGTGCATCAGTCTTAACTGTAACACCTAGCTGTGTTAGAGCCTTGGAAGCTTTCTCTGATAGGTTACCTAAGTCTGCTTGGTACTTACCAGACAGATCGTTTACGTTAGATAAGCAGTTCCAGTAAAGAGTTGCATTAAATGTAATAGCCATAGTGTTTCTTCCTTTATTTAAAGTGTTTATAGTATTAGTATAACTCAGTAGTATTAGACTGTCAACAACTAATGTGTCTCTGCCCAATTATTTCCAGTCGTGTACTCAGCATCCAAGGGACAGTTCAGTTTGAAGTGTATCCCTGCCTGAATAATAGACTGCTTAATCAACTCGCCAACTTCTATGGCGTGTTCCTTTAGTACCTCCACTTGGAACTCATCGTGAACTACTGCTACCTGTCGAGCATCTAGCTTACGTTGTTGTACCCAGTGGTGCCATAGTATCATAGCGTACTTCATGATACATGACTCAGCTCCCTGTAAGTAACAAGACAGGGCGAAGTGTGCTGACTTAATCTCTATGTATCTTTTGTCAAGTCCAACCAGTCTTCCAGTTCTAGCTGACTCTGCTGCTTGCTCTTTAAGGTTAGCAAGAGCTGGGAGGCTATCAAGGAAAGTCTGTTTAACTCTACGTCCATCTGTTGCAGTTCCGCCTGTAATAAGCCCAACCTTTTCATCACCAGCACCGAGTAGCCACGCATAGATAAAAGTCTTTGCAACTGATCGTCTGCTGTGTTGTCTGTGTTCTGCATCGTATTCTCCTTTGTCAATACCCATTGCATCTAAGTTCTTCTCATGTATGTCACCATTGACAACCTCATGAGTGTAGTCTGCATCATTCATGTAGTGTGCTAGTATACGTAACTGAATACCTGAAGCATCACATCCAAGAAGAACATGAGTGTCAGGGTTGTCAACAGTATAACAAGCGCGGCATTCATTACCGTAAGGTGAGTCACTCCCCGGTATGTTAGCAGTATTAGGAGAGTTGTGAGACATACGATGAGTAATAGAACCAACAGAGGCCACACTACCATGAACCCTATCGTCATCACCGAGAGCATTGAACCATCCTTCTATCTCCTTATACCTAGCAGTTAACATTGCGTACTCACCGAGCAACCTCAGCTCTTGTGGAGCATGTGCAGGGAGCGTGTCAAAGTTCTCTTCACATAACTTCCACATGTACTGTTGCTTGTCATCGAACTCTTCTTGAGTAATCTTCTTACTGTCACCCCAACCTCTGAGCTTGTCGTTAAGGCGGCGGTATCCTGTTGTACGTACAGTAGGTGACCACCACTTACTGAGCCTACCAACTTTCTGCTTAGTAGAACTAAGGTTGAACTCTTGCCAATCAATACGTGTGAACTCACCACCAACATTAGACCATACATCCTCACCTAAGAACTTAAGACCTACGACAGATAGCGTACCATCTCTCTTGTACCGTGGTGTGACTACACCCTTACTGATAGGGATAGCTGGGAACTTACTAAGTATCTCTAACTCTAGCTTGTTAGACTTGTTATTGAATAGGGCGAACAACTCATGAGCTTTCTGTACATCAAGAGCAAAGCCGTACTCCCTNTGATTTTCTAGAATGTGTTGGCTAAGATGTTCTATCTTGCTTGCCTCTACGCTTCCGAACTGTGCGCCCTCTGACTTTAAATAACAGGCAACCTTATAGTTAAGCTCAACATCCTGCTGACAACGGTGACGCATAGCATCACTGTACTGTGACCAGTCATCATGCTCAGGCTTGCCATGCCCTAGTATCTTACCCCAGTTAGCAAGGCTATGACCGCCCTTCCTACCTTGCTTCTGTAAACGAGAGACTAACAGTGTGTCAGTCACACGTAGTGCTCCGATCTTAATACCTAAGAACTTCTTAAGCATACGTAGATCGTAAGCTATAAAGTTGTGACCTATCCAACGGTCAACTGTATCTGCAAAGACTGCGAAGTCATCCAACTCATCAGGTGACCAGAAGAATGTCTCACCTGTATTGTAATCCTTAGCAGCTATGCACCAGATACGTGTCGCATTGAACAGTAAACCATCTGCTTCTATGTCGCAGACAACTGTTCGTTTAACCACTTAACTACCCCCTTTGTATCCTTAGGTTGTTTACCTATTATAGTTATGTTGTTGCTGTTTAACTGAGCAAGCACTTTGATAGTACGTTTTTTACCTTTCTTACGCCACTTAGTTGTTTTACTCATCTTCTGTCTCCTCTACCTCAGTCATACGTCCTGTATGCTCATCGTAAAACAAGCGTGTTGCTACCTGTCCTACCACAGAACCTGTTCTTTAC